TGCAGAACCTAATGCACCAATCGTACTGTACTTATTAGCTTTGGCAGATGCTTTATCTCTGTTATAAGCTGTTCTTCTATCTGCTGCATTTTGAGCAGCTGATCCCATAGTTGATAGAGAAGACCTATTCACGCCCTGCCCTATATTAATAAGATCAGCTAAAATACCTTTATTAACTTCACGCTGTCCAAGTTGAGCATCAGCAACTGATTGTATGCCACCCAGTGTTGATCCAAGTTGAATATTTTTTCGGCGCTGAGCAACTTGTGTTGGAGTTAATCCAATACCATAGCGTTGGGTATTACGTTCTGCTATACCAGTTGCAAGAGCAGGAGCTATTGCTGCATCCTCTCTCGCCTGATCAACTATACTGGTATCAGTTTGAGATCTTTGGATAACGTCATCTTCAAAATCACCATACTCCTTAATAAAATCCAGATACTGATTACGAGTAATCTGGGCAAAAGTTTTTTCAGGGTTGTCAACAGTCGGCAAACCATATTGATTTGTACCAGACGATCTAACGCTAGAGTATGAACCTTCTTTTATATCGTAAA